TACTTATTACTTTTATTTTCATTTTGTCATCCTTTTCTATTTAGTTATATAATTAAAGTTAAATTATTATTTTTATATTGTCAATTACTTTTTATTTACTTTTGATAATGTAGGATATTTTAATTTAAATTCGTAATCTTCGCCAATTTTATAAAAACATAAAGCTAGTAATAAAGTTAATAAGTATAATAAAAAATATTGATACATAGCATTATTAATTTTTAATTCATCTATAAAGAATATAAAACAAATAGCTAATATTAAATTAATAAAACTATTTAAGTATGATAGTAAGTAATATTTATTCATGTTGTTTCATCCTATTTTAGTTATATGTTTAATCGAGTTTTAAAGCTCTTGTAGTATAGGTAAAATAAAACCTATACTAATAGAGTATTAAA